GGGTGGATGCGCAGGTAGCGCAACGCAGGGAAGACCGGGAAGATTTCAAGGCCCAGCAGGCCCAGCAGCAGGCACAGTTTGACCAGTTCATAGCCGCGCAGGCCCAGGCCCAGCAACAGCAGCAGACGGACTTTCAGCAGGCACTCGCCCAGCAGCAGCAGATGCTCGATACCGTGGCCGCGCAGGCGGATATATTGAAAACGATCCGCGAGGCGATGGGCGCGGGGGATATCGTAGGGCCGAACAACATGGGCGCTTACGTCCAACAAGCCAAGAATGTTAACGAGGCGGTGGGTGGCACGGGGTTGACATTGCCGCCCGAATCAGGTATATAAACTAATACAAACTGTACGCGACAGAATCGCGGCACCTTTTTAAAAAGGCCATGGTATGGACGAGCTACAAACGGAGGCAGAGGCCCCCGAATCTCTGGAAACGGAGTCCGAATTAGCCCCGGATACAGGCGAGAACCTGGAACAAAAACCAACCGAATCCGCGCCGGAAGAAAATAAAGACCCGGCGGGTTTCACAAAGGCGATCCACCGCAAGCACCACGAGCTAATGGAGGAGCGCCGAAAAAACGCGAGTTTGGAGCAGCGTCTTGCGACAGTTGAAGCCGCGCAACAACCGATCCGGCCAAACGTGCCAGATGCACCCGACCCATACGACGATAATTTTGAACAACGTCTAGCGGAGCGGGACGCAGCGGTACAGGCGGCAGCGACCTTTGACGCGCAGCAACAAGCGCAACAAGCACAGCGCCAGCAGCAAGCGGCGCAAACGCTACAGACTCAGCAACAGGTGGGACTACAGAAGGAGCAGGCATTTTCGGAAAGAGCAAAAGCGGGGGGTATCTCGGATGCGGATATTTCCACATCTATCCAGACCATAGCGGCCTATGGCGGCCTTGGTAATGAATTGGCAGACTTTGTTCTGGGTAACGACCAAGGGCCAGCGATAACGGCCCACTTGGCTAAGAACCCGGGTAAGATTCTGGAAATTCAGGGGATGTCACCCATGCAGGGCGCGGTTTATCTCTCTTCAATGGTTCCAGCTTCAGTAGCACCAAAAACTACGGGCGCACCAGCTCCGGCGGACAGTTTAGGGGGCGGGGGAACGCCACCGGCTGGCGACGGGCCACCAGGTGCGACTTACGAATAACGGGGTTAGGATATTATGGCTAATAATTTTGACAGCAACTTTACGCGAAAACTCGCTAAAGTATTTTTAAAGAGTTTTGAGGTCAACCGGGTTCAATCCAAGAATGTGGATACCCAGTTACTCAAAATCAACGGGTTCAAACCCGACACCGGCGACACGGTGGACTTCAAACGTCCGACCGACTACGTTACCAAACGTACTTCGACGGGCGACATTAGTGGCGGCACACGGAGCGACATCGTTACGGGTAAAGCCTCCGGCGTCGTGCAGGATTATTTCACGGTTGATGTTGACTACGACGAAGCCGACGAAGCTATCAAAATGGATCAGCTGGACCAACTGCTAGCGCCGATGGCCACCCGGATCGTCACTGATCTGGAATTGGACTTCACCGCGTTTATGATGAAGAACACCGCGCTGCTTGCGGGGGCTCCGGGTACTGCGGCTTCCACATGGAACCACATTGCAGAAGCGGGGGCCGTGATGCAGTCGCACGGTGTGCCTTCGGACATGCCCTGGTTCTACTCAGTCAATCCGTTCACCCAGCGCAACCTGGCGAGCAACCAGCGTTCACTGGGCGCGGGGGGTTCAGCGGGTGCATTGATTTCCGAATCGATCAAACGCGCTACTGTCGCGGAGATGTTCGCGGGGTTTGATCGGGTTATGACCGCTACAACTCTGGCCAGCTATACCAACAGTTCGGTTGCTGACCGGGCGGGTACACTGGCGGCTAACCCCGTGGTGACCTATGTAGGCGCTAAAGACACGATGACCCAGGTGTTATCTGTGACTGCCATGGGCGCGGCTGCGGTTGTTAAAGCGGGCGAAACGGTGCAGATCACCGGGCGTAACCGGCTTAACCTGTCTACCCGACAGCTGATCCTGGATGATGCGGGCGCGGCTATCCTGTGGACTGGCACAGTGACAGCAGACGTAACTCTGGATGGCGCGGGCGCGGGTCTACTGACCGTAACCGGCCCTGCTATCTTCGAGGCTACAGGCGCGTATAACACTGTGGATTCGGCTCCGATTTCTGGCGACGTTATCACCCGTCTGGGTGCGGCTTCGGCGGTAATCCAGCCCAACCTGTTCTGGCACAAGCAAGCGTTCGCCATCGGTTCCGTACCGATCAAGAAGCTACACAGCACGGACACGGTGGCCACAACTGAAGACGGTTTGCAGATCCGGGTTAGTAAGTACGCAGACGGGGATGCTAACAAGCAAATTGTTAGGTTCGATTTCCGACCGGCGTACGCTGTAATGAATCCGTTTTTTGCGGGCCAAGGCTTCGGTTAATATTTTTTTGTAGGGCGAGGAGGGGGGCACGTTAGGCAATGGCGGGGCTCCCCTTTTTTTTAAGCAGGGGTACTAGAAAATGATTAAGTGGATTAAACAGACAGGGCAAGAAGTCGAAACTAACGAAAACCCCGCGAACATAGCCGAAGCGGAAAAGCTCGGCTGGAAGCGGGGGGATGCGGTCGAGGAAGTTGACGACGCCCCGGTGGATGCGCGGGGGCTGCCCTGGGATGCCCGGATAAATACGAAAAACCAGAGCCAGGACAGCACTGGGAACTGGAAGCTCAAACAGGGCGTATCCGCAGAGGACGCAGCACCCGTTGAGCAAGAATTGTACGCCGATATGGTTGACGGAGCGTAGAACATGGCCACGGTTGCCCAAGTAGCTAAAGCCTCTTTGCAACGAATATTAGTCCAAGCCTCAGAGGCAGATTTAGAGCCGGACGAGTATCAAGATTTTATATTCGCCATGAATAACTACATGCTCTCACTCGATGCGGGGGGTGTTAGCCTCGGGTACACTGAGGTTGCGAGCCTGGGCGACACCGTAACGGTGCCCACGGGTGCGTTACGGGGCTTAATCGCCAACATGGCTATTGAGGTAGCCCCGGACTACGGGTGCCAGATCTCTGCGGGGTTAATCGCAGCGGCAGCGGAAGGGCTGAAAGTCATGCGGCGGCTAGGAATTTCAATTGCCGCCACACAATACCCCGGCAACCTACCTGTGGGCTCAGGCAACGAAAGCGGGCGATTCAACAACAACCATTTTTACCCAGATTTAGAGGCCGAAATTCTCGCGGAGACTACGGGGGCGATCGGGCTAGAAACGGGCACGGGGGGCGCAATATGACGGGCCGCAAGAAAAGCAATTTTCCAGGGATAACTACGATCCCTTCAGACGCAACGCTGGATTTTGTCAGTAGCGGGGTGAATTATAAAATAACACTATCCGATTTCCTCGCGGCACTCAACGTCACGGGGTCAATCGTGCAAGACGGCGACCCCACCAGCACCCCCGTACTAGGTACTCAGGGTACGGTTAATAATATTCGGAATCTCAAAAACGGGCCGGGCGTCAAGTCCTCGGTTAACGCGCAAAATGGGATCACCCTCGAGCATAATTTTATTCAAGACCCGGACGGGTTCGCCATCATGCACAACCCCGCTGCGGAGCGGCCTACCTTGGTCAGCCTGGTTGAGGGGGACGGGATCGATTTATCATTGGACGGGGCCGCCCTCACGTTAAGCGTGTCTGGCCTCGCAGCCGCGAGCCAGGTGGTCCCTATCAACGCGCTGTCAGATTTCCCTAACGCGGTTAGTGGGGTCATTACCCTGGAGCCGAACAGCGCGTACCTGCTGACTAACTCAGTTAGCACAAGCAGCAGGTTCGTTCTCCAGGACGGCACCGCGCTAATCTCTTACAGCCCCACGATAGCGACGCTCACGTACACCGGGACAGGCACGATGCTGACCGCGGTGGATGCGAGGGCTGTCCTCGGGGGAGCTTCATTTAGTTGCCCCAGCGGGCAGTTTTTGGACATAAGCGAGACGGGGGCGGGTAATACTAAAATCTTCACGGTGGCAAACTGCGAAGTCCAGGAGTGCGCCTCACTGGGAACATTAAATAATCTTTTTGGCGCTAATGTAACAAACAGCAGCGCGCTGGACTGCGACCAAGGCTTGACTTTTGCGGGTACGGGGTGGAGCCTGATCTCATTAAATGAGTTCGGGATGATCTCCACCAATGCGGCGTTTGTCGGGGTTGATTTAACTGGGGTTATCTCTGACGGCATAGAAATAGCAAACCCGTTTATGGCCGCCCCCGCGGGGGGCATTGCGGTCAAAGGGGACGCCGCCAGCGCGAACATTACCGCAGGGAACTTAGGAACCCTCACGGGGGGTAATTTCCCAGGCAGCATAACCCCCGAGTCTGGAATAACTGTGGCTACGGCTGTGCGGTGGCGGTCACTTAACAACGACGGATTGCCGGACACGCGCCCAGACGGGCTGCTGTCTATGCAGGGGAACGCCACGGTTACCGTTATCTCCGCGTCGAGTACGGACGGCAGCAACGCAGTGCTGATTGCCGGCGCGTGGGATGTGGGCGAGGTCAGCCACATGGCCGGTACGGTGGCGGGTCGGCTTACTTCTACAGGGGAGCGGGATGTAAGGTTCCCCGTGACTGCCTCGGTTTCAGTAGAGCCGGCCTCCGGAACAAACGTTACAATCTCCGTATATATGGTAGTTGATGGCGTAGTAGACACCGACAGCCGAAGGACGGGCACCGCATCTTCCGGTTCGCCGACGTCGGTAACGCTCCCGTGGCAGCTCACTTTTTCCGAGGGAACCTACGCGGAAGTTTATGTGGAGAACAATGACAACTCCACGGACATCCTGGTTAGTTCCGGGATACTGAGGGTTAACTGATGGCAACTGTAGTATTACCTATAGCGAACGGGGCATATGTGTCCGATAGCCTGCCGATTTCCGCGCAGGAGTGCGTCAACTGGTACGCTAACATCGTTCAAGCCCCCGCGCTGAATCAGGAGACACTGTTGGGTACGCCAGGGCTCGTGCAGCTAACAACTACAGGTGAGATTAACCAGGTGAACCGGGGTGCCGCTGAAATGGCGGGCGTCCCTTATTTTGTGAACGGGGACGGCCTCTACCGGGTAGACCGGGCGGTATCGGTGGAGGGGGTGGAAAC